GCTGAAGATATTAGAAGGGATCTAGATGAATTGATCGGTGGAGATAGTTCCGCTGAGATTTCAGATGTTATTGAAACAGATCCAAAACTTCCGGCAAAAAGACCAGAAACATATATGTCTTTTAGTGAACTTAAAGAAAGTTCAACTAGAAAAGCAAAGAAAACAATTTCAGCCTTAATGAAATTTTATCTTGATGCTGACATTATTGAAAAGGACGAATATATCCAGGCTAAAAAGAAGATGGACGAAATGACAATGAGTTCATTAGTTTATCAATTACAAGCCGGTGAAAGAGCACTAACAACCCTGTTAGAAGCAATTGAAGATGGAGAAGTTGCACCAAGAATGTTTGAAGTTCTTGCAACTCTTCAAAAATCAATGCTAGATATAATTAAATCTCAAACAATGTATCTAATGGCAACTGAAGAAAGTACCAAAAGAATTGCTAGAGATATTGAAATCTACCGTAAAAAAGATGATATTAGAGAAATCGAATCTTCAGGTGGAGATTCATCTTCCGGAAATATTCAAAGAGGTTCAAAGGACTTAATGCGAATGATTAGAGCCGGAATTGATGATAACGAAAGTGAAATCGAGGACGTAGAAATTACAGAATAATATGGCAAATGATAATTACGTAGGAGACAATAAATGGATTCCAAGCGAAGATGCAAATGCAGATTCTCAGAAACTAATATGGTCGACTAAAATAGTTAATGACTTAGTAGTTGCTCTTGATAAAGGTTATAGACCACAAGTGAGTCTTCCATTTTATGAAGGTAAACAATTTCTAAGAAAAGGTAATATTGTATTTGAATATACAGATGCTGAAATCGCAGAATTAGCAAAGTGTGCAAATGATATTGTATATTTTGCTGAAACATATGCAGTTGTAATGACTGATAATGGGGTTCAAAAAGTAAAACTTAGAGAATATCAAAAGGACTTATTAAGAGATTTCCAACATAATAGATTTAATATTGTATTGGCATCCAGACAGATGGGTAAAACCGTAACCGCATCTATTTTTAATGCATGGTACTTGACATTTAATTATGACAAAACCACATTATTATTAGCGAATAAATCTGAATCAACAAAGGAGATTATCGACAAAGCAAAGGTAGTTATTGAAAACTTACCATTCTTTATGAAACCGGGAATTATCAAATATGACGTTATGAACGTTAGATCTGATAATGGTTGTCGTTTGGTTGGACAGTCAACAACAGCGAAATCTGGTATTGGTTTTACGATTCACAACTTATACTTAGATGAGTTTGCACACGTTCACCCAACAATTGTGGATTCATTCTACGAAAACGTTTATCCTACGCTTTCTGCATCTAAAATTTCAAGAATCAATATTACTTCTACACCAAATGGATTTAATAAGTTCTACGAAATCTTTGCAGATGCTGAACAAGGAAAAAACGAATATAAAGCTACTAGAATCGATTGGTGGCAACATCCAGATCGAGATGATGCATGGTACCAAAGAGAACTTGGAAACCTTGGATCAGAAGATGCATTTAATAGACAATATGGAAATGAATTTACAAGTTCATCGAGTTTATTATTAAGTCCAGGTACTATGAAAAGTATCCGTAAAAATGCAAAGAAATTTGTTTGGCATGATTTGGAAGATTTTGAAAATATCCATATTGACACTGAAGGATTCTTAGCATTCGATCCTGATTTTGATATTGATGCAGCATCTGAATCTGATAGATACTATTTATTTTCTGTAGATATAGCAGAAGGAAATGGTGGGGATTACTCAGTGATTAACGTGTTTGAGGTTGAGCCAATGGAGGATAAACATATCGAAAATTATATTACGCCAGGTGCAATGTACGATTTCTTTATGATTAATCAAGTTGCTGTTTTTAGAAGTAATGAACATCCAATTGAAGATTTTGCAAAAATATTATATACTTTAGCAATTGATGTTTTTAACTCAGAAAACGTTAAAATGGTTATTGAGTTCAATACTTACGGAAGTATTTTATTACAATATCTTTCAACAGTTTTCCCAGGTAGAAATGATTTTGAGGACGAAATGGTACTACGATTTAAACATAGACATGACTCAAAAGTTCCAAAAGCTGGACTTAGACTTAAGTCTGATAATAAGGCAATTTTCTGTCAGAACTTTAAAAAATTGATCGAAACAAACAGAATTAAAATAAATGATATAACAACAGTACAAGAAGCCAGTCTTTTTGGAACTGTTAAAAACGGAAGTTACGCAGCTCAAATGGGAAATGATGATACCATCATGACATGTATTACTGCAACTGAATTTTTTGGAACAACAGATTACGCAGATTATGTTGAAGAATTGTTAGATGTTATTGAACCGGAAAAACATGATCTTATGGAGAAAATTCTTTATAAAGACAATGATGTTCAAGGTGATATGCAATACGATATTTACGATTTATTGTAATCTCCATCCAAAAAAAGGATATATAATAAAAGAAAAAAAATACACTTAAAATTATGGCACTAAGTCCGCAATTATTAAATTTTAAGAGCTCAGGAGTTTATAGACTTGAGTTTGACAAATCTCAAACAGCGAACATTAACGTTGAGACTCTTAGATTAGTAGTAGGTCACTCTAGAAAAGGACCTTACAACACTCCAGTTTTAATTGATTCACAAGAAACATTCGATAATGTTTTTGGTTCAATTGATAAAGGATTAGAAAAAAAGGGAATGTTTTTCCACAGATCATGTATCGAAGCTCTTTCAAGAGGTCCAATCTTAGCATTGAACTTAGCGAAATTCGAAACAGAAGACGATATTACGTACTATCAATCACTTTCAACTAATGGTTCTATTGATGGTAATACTTCAGTATCTGGAAGCGGTGATTATGATAAATTTTTCGACAATGATAAATTTATGACACCTTCAGATTCTGCAACTTTAGCAGAAATCGCAAATGGTGATAACAACATCTTAAATTTCGTAAACATCAAACAAGATTCAATTACAGTTATCGTAAGACAAGCTGCTTCAGTTAAAGAATTTGATTTAACTGCAAGAGAATGGTATGGTGAAGGAAATGTTCCTGAATACTTAAACGAATTTGACAGAATGTCAGATTTCATGATTGACGTATTTGTATTTAAAGGAGAATTTGACGCTGCTACAATGGCAAACGATCCAATTTATTCAGCATACTTTACATCAACTGGATTAATTAAATCTAAATTAAACGAATTTGCAAACTTAAGACAAGTTAGCTTAATCGCACAATACACTGGATCTATTTTACCAGGATTTAAAGATCTTGAAGGTAGAAACTTATATATTGAATCAATCATTAACGCTGAAGCTAGAAGAACTGGTTTATTCTGTGCTGTTGATGAAGATGCAGTACTTAATGAAAACGGAACTAAAGTTGATTTTATTGGCCACATCGCTGATGAAACACAAGATTTCGAATTGTTATCACATGTAGTTGGTCAAGATGTTCATGTACACCACCCAATCCAATTAACCGGAGATGAAACAATCACTGTTAATGGAGATACTTTGGTAATTGGTAATATTACTGAAGTTGAAGCAAATAAGGCAGTTGAAGGAGAAGATTCTTTATTATCTGCAGTTGCTAATGAATATACATTAATTACAAACACTTTGCCATGGGCAGAAACTACTCCAGCGGTTGCTGCAGTTCCAACTTTATATAACCAAACAGCTTCAACAGTTTATGGCATACTGAATGGCGATAGTAAAGTACTTTCAAGTGGAAACACAGTATTGACTATTGTAAATTCAAACCCTGCTGTTTTTAATGACTATACTGATGCTCAATTAGTAAATCCACCATTAACAGGATCATTCTTATTAGCTGGAACCGGAGTTGCAAACACAGCATTTACTGTAGCTTTTGTCCCAGGAGTTGGTACTCGACTTACTGCTGTTAATGGAACATTTGATGTATCAAATGGAGGTTCTAATAACTTGAATGTTTTTGCAAATAATGGAGTTACTCCAGCAGTTCCTGCTTCACCAGCATTAGGAACACTTACTATTGAGTGCGACGCAAACATTAGTACATCATACTCTTCTCTATCTGGAACTACAGGAGAATTAGAATTCTTACATGTTTCAAATAGTAGAGTAACACAATATACATTTGGAGATAACTATAATGGAGTTTTAACAGCAGGTTTAAATGGAAGTACTAGTTTTACAGTATCTTATTTAACATCAGCTATTTCAAATCTTAATCCTGTGTTTTCATTCCCAATTGTACCTGGAGATTACGTAGATTCAGCAACATCTGGTAGACTTGCAAGAGTTAGTAGAATTTCTAAGAAAATTGATCCAAATAATAATTTGAGAACTATTTTCGAAGTATTTACAGACATTACACCAGATTATTCTGATAGAATTATTAAATCTTTTGAAAATGCATCTGCTCATTACAAAACTTTTGTTTTACCAAAAGCTGAGATTACTGTTAAAACTATTAGCCAATATTTATCTGTTCTTTCAGGCGGTATCGGTTTATATGATGCATTAGTAGATAAAGACATGATCGATTTTAGATATATTGTTGATACATTTACTTCATTCGACACAAACGGTTTAAATAACAAACGTAATCTTTCTCAATTAGCAAAAGACAGACAAAATGCATCTGCTATTTTAAATGCACCTACTATTGAAGATTTTAAAAAATCATTTGATCCATCATTTACTGATTCAGAAGGAGTATTTAATACTGCTTATATTGCAACTGGAGGTAATCAAGATAAGAACCCTACAAAAGTTTACTCTTTACCAAGTATCACTGAAGGAGCAAACTATGCGTTCTACTACGGACCTGGTTTAATCGTAAGCGACAATGGAAAAGATATTATTGTTCCAGCAGCTGCTTACGTTTCAAACAATTACATGGACAAATACAATAACGCTTTACCATGGTCAATCGTTGCTGGTCCAAGACGTGGTGTTGTATCTGGTACAAACGTTAAAGGAACTGAATATGCATTTGATAAAAATGATAGAGACGTTCTAGAGCCATTCGGAATCAATCCAATTGTATTCCAAAGAGGAACTGGATTAACGATCTTAGGAAACAAAACTGCACAACAATCTATTAAATCTGCGCTTTCTTCAGCTCACGTTAGAGAAGCCCTTATTTATATCCAAGATGGTATGGCAGATATTCTTAAAGATTACGTATTTGAATTTAACAATGTTCAAACTAGACTTGAAATTAAAACTTTAGCAGATTCATTCTTAGAAGGTGTTAAACAAGACGGTGGAGTTTACGAATTTAAAAACGTAATGGATCAATCTAACAATACTAACGAAGTTATTGATAACAATATGGGTATTATTGATACTTATGTTGAACCAGTAAAAGGTTTAGAAATCGTAGTTCATAGAACAACAATTCTAAATACTGGTGAAATTCAATCAGGTAACCTAGCTTAATTAGATATATAAAAAAATAAAACATTAATAAACATGGCTTTACCACATTATAATCAAGACCAAACGTCTAGAAAAGGTAGAAACTTCGAACCAGTACAAGGTAACTTGTTTGAAGTTACAATTCTTCCACCGCAAGGTGTTTCGGATGCGCCACTTATGCTTCAACATATTAATTCAATCTCAGGATTAGATTTATATAAAGAAGTTGGTGCTATTGAACAAAAATACAAATTCGTAACTAGATCGTATGCAGGTACTCCTGATAATACATCAGTTGACGTAACAATTAACTTCTCATTAAACTTAAACGAGGCTAATCAAGCTTACCTTTATAAATCAATGAGACAATGGTATAACTTAAGATACGATCCAAACACAGGTGCTATGGGACTTAAAAAGGATTATGTAGGTACTATCGTTATCGTTCAGTTCAACAGAGCTGGAGATATTTATAGAACTGTAACTTTAGAAGATTGCCAAATAATTTCAGGTTTAGGATTCACAAATGAATTAAGCTACGAATCTGCAGATGCTGCAGCATTAGAAGTAGGTTTTAGATGTGATGCTTGGAAAGAAGTTTTAGCATAATTATTCAATAATCATGGGGAATAGTTTTTAATTATTCCCCATTTTTTTGAAACAAAAACATAATATAATGATAATATAATATATAGATGGATAAATTAACGAAAAAGTTACAGGTTCTTCTGTCAGAAGACGAGGTATCTTTGATTAATCGAATCATCCTAAATGAAGCAATTGAAACGGGTCAACGACCTATTTCAATTTCTGCTTTTATTAGAGATGTTATTAGAGAAGAAATCGAAAAAAAGGCAAGTAGTATCAAGCCTTTCGAAAAAATTGATATTAAAAAACTTAAAGACAAATAATTTATGAGTAACGAAAGTAACGAAAACGAAATCAACTTAGAAGACCAATACAAGAATATGGTTCAATCTAACGAATCTCAAGAAACACAAGAAGAGCCCGTTAATTTAGGAAGGGTTAATATGGAAAGATTTACTGGAGAAAAAGCAGAAAGTGCAGATTTCCATTTAGGCTACCATACTATTCCTACAATTTCACTACCATCTGGTGGAATGTTTTATCCTGAAGGCACTGAAATTTCAATCAGATCTGCAAAGGTAACTGAGATTAGACATTTCTCAACAATTGACGAAACTAACGTTTTAGATATTGATGAAAAATTAAATCAAATTTTAGAATCATGTATTAGAATAACTTCAGCAAACAAAAGATTGTCTTATAAAGATATTCTTGAAGAGGATAGATTTTACATTATTTTATCAATTAGAGATTTAACATTTCCAGAGCCAGAATCTAACCTTAAAATCGATCACATGTCGAAAAAAGGAGAGAAGCATGAAATTGAAATTAAAAAAGAATTCTTTCAATACTTTAAAATTCCAGCTGAATTAGACAAGTATTATGATTCAGAAAGAAAATCATTTATGATTGAAACGAAATCTTTTGGAACAATTGAAATGACTCCACCAGTTATCGGAGTTATGCAAAAGATTACTGCTTATATTAAAGAAAAGCAACAAAAAGGTCAAAAAGTCGACCAATCAATTCTTCAAATTATTCCTTATTTGAATAAGGACTGGAGAGGTTTTAGCGATAAAACTATCTTTGAATTTGAAATTGAATTAAACGGATGGTCAAACAAAAAATACAATTTAGTGTATACATTGGCTGAAAAGATGAAAATTGGAGTTCAACCAAATATGCTAGTACAGTTAGGGGACGAGGAGGAGGAAGTTCCCATCACCTTTCGTGACGGCATCAAATCTCTTTTCGTTGTTCAAGATATCGCTGGCGAACTTCTTTAAGGTTAAATTTCACATTTATCTTAAATTACATATTCAACCAAGTGAACTTGAAAACCTTGAGTATTATGAGTTCCATTATTTAGTTAAGGATTTAATAGAACATATCAAGGAGGAGAATAAACAGAACCAAGGGCAGAATGATGCAACGTCAGGAGCCATGAGTGGTATGAAGATGCCAAACATGAAAATGCCTAACATGAAAATGCCAAATCTTAAATAAATAGAGGGTCCCTAATCGGACCCTTTTTTATTGGGATATATAATCCTAGAGAACAAGTGTTTATCTTAAAAAAATAGAATCGCGCGTGACCAGCAATAATAAACAAGTTACCCTATTAACAACACCATTACAGAAAATAGCAGACGCAACTGAAGCATCTGCAGTACTTCTTAGCAGAATCGCTGAAGTTGTTCTTAATGGAGCAAGTAGTAAATCAGGAAACGAAACATCAAACGAGCTTAAAAAACAAACTGGAATTCTTTCTGATATTAGAAGTATCATGAGAGAACAAAATAAGTTACTAGCAAAAGGTGCTGGAGCAAAAGGAGGTCCTGGAGGAGGAATGTTTACTCCAATGTCGGCTAAAGACGTTGGTTTAACAGCACTGATGATTGTTGGTGTTGCTGGGGCAATCGTCGGCGCTGCTGCAATATTTACATTAGTTCCTGTTATTTCAATAGGACAATTACTTACAGTGCTAGCAGTGGCTGGTATTTTTGCGCTTATAGCACCAACATTTGTTAAAATCGCCGAAGTTCTCGGTAGAAATTCTAGAGACATTATTGGAAAAGGGGATAGTTCAGCCGATATGAGCAATCCAAAATCGATGTTTGCACTTGCAGGAGCAACAACTCTAGCAATGGCATCAATTGCAATTTCACTTGTTTTAAGTGGTGCAATATTTACCTTAATGCCAATGGTTAATCCAGTTCAATTATTATTAGCATTAGCAGTTGCTGTTATTATGGTACCTGCTGCATTTGCATATTCATTGATTTTAAAAGCAACCAATGGACTTAAAAAAGAACAACTTATATTTGCGGCAGTAGCAATTCCGTTAATGGCGCTTGGTATAGTTGGAGCAGCTTATGCTTTTATGTTACTACCATCTGGAAGTAATTTACAAGCTCCAGATCCACTATGGGTTCTTAAAACAGCATTTGCAATTAGTTTGTATGCTGTTGGATTCTATTTTATTATGAAAGCAATTAAAGGAGCATCGACCAAGGATATTATTTTTGGAACGATTGCAATTCCATTAATGGCACTTGGTATTTTAGGAGTTGCCTTAATATTTAGTATATTTCCAGCAGTTGATCCAACTATGGCACCAGATCCAATCTGGGTTCTTAAATCTGCATTTGCAATTGGTTTATACGCTGTTGGATTCTATTTTATTATGAAAGCAATTAAAGGAGTTAATCCAAAGGAACTTTTATATGGTGCTATTGCAATTCCAATTCTTGCAATTGGAATTTTAGGCACAGCACTTATATTCCAAGGATTATCTATAATTTCTGAATATGTTGCCCCAGATCCAATGTGGGTTCTTAAGGCAGGATTTTCATTATTAATATTTGCAGTTCCGTTTTATATAGTTTCTAAAGCTATTAAAGGAATGACACTAAAAGAAATGATATTCATGGCTGTAGCAATTCCAATCGTAGCGTTTGGAGTTCTTGCAACTGCATGGATTTTCCAAGGACTTAGTGGAATTGCATATTTCGCACCAGAACCAGAATGGGTTCTTAAAGCTGGTTTGGCTGTTGTAATTTTTGGAGCAGTTTTATATCTTGCAAGTAAAACACTTGGAAGCTTAGGAATTGGAGACTTATTTAAAGGACTTATTGCAGTTGCCGTTACTGCTTTTGCAATTATCGCAGTCGGTTGGATCCTATCATTAGGACCAGGGACATGGATTTCTCCACCTCTGGACTGGACCATTAATACTGGAGCAGCTTTAGGAGTTATGGGACTTGCTATAGTTGCAATGGGACTTGCAGTTGCTGCGTTAACACCGGTTACTTTATTATTAGGAGCACTTGGTATTATTGTTGCCGCAATTACAATATTAGCAGTTGGCTGGATTCTTGCTGGATTAGCCCCAGTTATGCCTCAATTAATTACAGTAGCTCAAGGATTTACAGCAATGTTATTAGCCCCAATTAATGGAATGGTTGATGTATTTGCCCGATTTAAAAATGAAATTGGAGTTGACAATATGATCGGTCTTGCAATTGGTATTGCAGCATTAGGAGGCGCGTGGTTAATCTTTACAGCAGCAATGGCTGGTTCAAGTATTGCGTCAGGTATCGGTAATGCAATTGGAGGAATTCTTGATGGTATTGGTTCTCTTTTTGGAGGAGATCAACCATCACCGATTGAAATATTAGAACGTCTGGCTGTTATTGCACCTGATGTTAATAAACTTGCAATACCATTAATAAATGTTGGTAAAGGATTCGCGATGATTAATGGAGGCGCTTCGATGGCAATGAAAGCATTTACATCGCTTACCGATTTACATGAAGATATCGACGTAGATGATTTTAATTCACAGGCAAAAGCATTTAGAAGTATTGCTGGATCATATGCTGGAATTGCAAACGCAAGTAAGGTAATGAATATAAAAGCAATAGTAGCAACAACAGACATGTTTAAGGCGCTTACGGATCTTGCAAAAAACAAAGGAGAATCTGCAATGGCAGTTTTAGCTGAAAAATTAATGGAAGCCGTTAAGCAATTAACTGGAACTATCACTAATCTTGAAAAAGCATCAGCAAAACAAAGTGCTGAAGCAGCTAAGGCCGGAGAAGTTCTTCAATCAACTATGGGAGCTGTTAAAGAGTCAGTTGTCGGTGTTAAAAAGAGCGCAGATAAATTGGGTGCTGCTAACAAAGAAGGCAAATTGGATTTACAACCTCTTATTGATGCAATTGAAGCTTTAGAAGAAAGATTTGATAGAGTGATTAAAGTTAATGTTGTTGAAACAGTTTAAAACATCTTTATATAATATCTAAATTGATATACCATGAAATACCTTTATTTTAGCGCACCATGGTGCGGACCTTGTAAACAATTAGCGCCAAAAATGGAATTAGTTGCTGAGGCAAATATTACTGTTGAAAAAATCTTAGTAGATTCAGACACAGAAACAACGCAAAAGTATGGAATTAGAAATATTCCAACGGTAGTGTTAGTTGATGAGAATGGAACTGAGCTTGAAAGATTCGTAGGAGTTAACGATGTTGGATTCTATCTTGAAAAATTTGAGAATCATGCTAACTAGAGAATCAATAGTACAAAGATTATTAGATGAAAAACTAATAAGTACTGAAGAGGCTGTTGTCTTATTAAAGACTGAAGTTACTAAATGGTTACCAAGTCCAAACCAAAATCAATGGATTGGCCCAGGAATACCATCGTATCCTGCTCAGCCATATCAACCGTTTACTCCGAATCAACCGATTAATGTACCATATTGTGATTGGCATACCGGAACAGGAAATCCAAACACAGTAACTTTTACAACAACATCAACAGCTGATTTAAACAAAAATTACACAGAAAAATAGTGAAAATATTTTCATTGCCCTTATTATTGATTGTAGCCTTTCTTTCTCTTGGAGTAACTTCTCCAAACTTAAAAAATGTTACAATCAATAATTCTGTCTATTCAATAGTTTATTCTCAGGATTTTGAACAACCTTTAGAAATAACTTATGATGTTGCGTGTAATATGAACTCAAAGAAACA